TTAAAACTGTTGCCATATTATCCTTGTGGGTTCCAAATTCCTTTTAGGTAGTCCATTACATTTAATGAACCAAGTCCTGTTTGAACTGCAGACATACCAGGGCTAGTTTGTGGCATCATAGGTCCTGAAGAGTAAGGAGTTGTTCCCATTCCTCCACCTAAACCAGCTAATAAATTAGCATACCAACTAACTCTATCTTTAGGTTCTTGGTATTGTCTTTGTGCTGCTAGGGCAGATGTGTCTAAACCTGCTTGTCCATATAACTGTCCAGCTTGACCTAGTTGACCTAGTTGTGCAATGTCACCTGACTTCATTAATTGTTGTTGTTTAGCAAGATCCATTAATGCTTCTCTATCATCTGTTCTTGCCGCTCTTGCATCAGCAAATGCGTCTGCGTCTAGACCAGCTATTAATCTTGCTCTATCTACTAATGATTGTTGCATAAAATCTGATTCTGCTAGGCCATGTCTACCACCACCAAAAGCTCCTGCTTTTAATGCGTCAGCTTGTAAAGTTTGCTGGTCTCTTAATCTTTGATCATCAAATTCTTGTAATGCTGTAGACTTAACAGCAGATTGATAAGGAGACATATAAGTAGATAAAGATCCTACTCCTGTCCCTGCTCCAGTACCTGTTAATTGTGCCGCTCCAACTTGTGAACCAGCTCCTGTTAAATATGGTTGATAACCTGCAATACCTGTACCTGTTCCAATACCAGTTACAGCTCCAGTAGTTGGGTCTCTTGTAAATGCACCCAGTCCTAGTTGGCTAGCTGCTAAATCTTGTGCTTGTTGTGTAAACTTATCGAGACCTGCTTGTTGAGGCAGTCCCATTTGCGCGGTAGTTAACGGCTTACCGGCAATTGTTGATGCCATATCAATGGCTTTACCTGCACCTGCTTCTAACGCTGGAAATGGTTTACTTATAGTTGTTTGTGTTGACATTATATTATAGTACCTATCCCTTCTCCCATACCTTCTGATTCTTTAGAAAGTCTTCCGCCTTGTTCTAAATTTTTCATTACATTATATAAACGTTCTGCTCCAAGTTCAACATCTCCATCACCTGCACCTGCTACCGCTTGGTCAGTAAATACAAATTCATCTTTACTTAATCTTGCTGGTACATCATCTGCTTTAGGCTCTTCACCATAAGGCATAAACCCACCAGTGTATCTCATGTCTGCTTCAACTTCTTCTCCACCAAGACCTTCGCCTTGATCACTTCCCCATTTTAATCCTGTTCTTTTTTGTGGGGGAAACTGTGCACTACCCATAGCATATCTAGTTCTAGGTAAACCACCCATAGCATTTCCATCAGCGTCTATATCATCTCTCATTTGATCTATATAATCTAAGAAATCATCAAAGCTTCCATTAAATTGACCACTTGATATTGCTTTTACATAAGATTTATGAAGTTCTTCATTCATAGATCCGTGACTATATCTAGTTCTAGGTAAACCACCCATTGCATTTCCTTCTCCTTCATAGATAGTTCCTTCAGCCCATCCTTCTGTTTGTCCTCCAATTTTATCTCTCCAATATTCATATTCTGCCTCACTTCCTGGCATTGCATCTCCAACACCAGCTCTGTTTGCCATTTCTAATGCATCAGCATAAGAACTAGAAGCAGCTAGAATTGAACTTACAACTTCAAATTTTCCTTTAGTTCCGCCACCACGTGCCTTAGATAAAGTTTCAAATATTTCTCCAAAGCTTCCTTGACCTTGTGGTAAAGCTCCACCTTGAAGATCCATGAATAAACCTTTTTTACCTGGAATAAAAGTTCTTTCCATATTAGCAGGACCTTCATTAATCCATTTACCTTTACTCCCAAATAAATTTGCATCTAATTGTTTTCCAAAGTCACCGAATCTAGTATTTAAAATTCCTTTAGATGATCCCACGCCTTCTCCAGTTAAAAGATTTCTAAGAGAAGATCCTCCTCCCCATTTTCCATAACCCATACCTGAGCCACCCATACTTTGTGGCATACCAAATCTCATGTGTGGTAACATAGACATAGCCATGATCCGTGGATCAAGTTTGCCATGCATTTTTAATGAACCAAGACCAGCCATCATAGGACCTGCAATAGGACCCATGAAAGGTGCAGCCCAAGTCATAGCCGGAGCTAATTCTTTTGGTACTAATTTCTGTGCAAATTTTTTAACAGGCTTAAAAATTTTTTTAGCAGCTTTCTTTGCTTTTTTCCAAGGTTTAAAATATCCAGTTCTACTTCCCATTGGAGTACCATGAATAATTCCACCACCAATACTTCCACCACCTCTATACGTTGGACGTAAAGAAGCCAAACCACCACCCCTAAATCCTTGTTGTATCATAGGATTTTGAGCTTGGCCTTGTTGCATTCCTGCTAGTAATGCTGCTTGTGGCATGTTTATACTTTGCATATTATTTAACTACTACCTCCGCTACTTGAACTTTAACATCTTGTCTAAAATCATCATCAGTTGTATCTGTTTCTGGGTTAGCTACATCAGAATCAAAATGCGCTTTATCATTATAAACCGCTCCTGTTCTTTTATTTTTGATAGTGACTGTAGCTTTAGCCGGTAAGACCGGGACTTTTTTGCCATCTACCATTACATATTCTTCGCTCATATTACCTTGTTATTTGTAGGGCACTGACTGTAACGTCTACAGGTTGTGCGTTTGTGTTGATTTTCAATATATCAGAATCTTCTAAAACTACAACATTTCCAGCCCCTAAAACAGTGTCTGTAGCCAGATTAGCTAGAGAGGCATTGTAGTAGATTGTTGTACTTGATGACGCTGATGTATCAGTTAATTTAAGAGAGAAAGTAGCTGCTCCTCCCGATCTATTATAGACAAAAATAGTATTAACAATAGCTGTTGCATCTGCAGGGCATGTATATATTGCCTCATCTGAACCTGTAGATGTTATACTTGCTATATTATTTTTATAAGTATTTGCCATTATTTAAAAAACCATGCTTGTTGTTCACTAGTTTCTTCTGGTATTTGATTAGAAAAAGTAGTGTTTAATTGTTGTATTAATTGTTCTAGTGTATCCATTAATTGATCTAGCTGACTTGGTGTATATTCAGGTCTAGCTTTTGGAAATCCGAGTCTAACTATTTTCTGTGCCATTATACTGTAAATGTCCCCGCTATAATTTGATCTAACTCTGCATCCGTAGCGTCTTCTAAACCAGGCACCATCATTCTTATTTCATCTTTATCAGTGTATGGTGATTTTTGACCTTCTTTAAAAATACCCAAACTTTTTAATTGTTTTAATTTGTTTGGTTTAATTTCGGCTAATAAATTATTTCCTGGTAAAGATGCTTGATCATCAAAATCATCATATGTTATTCCATCTGGACCATATTTAATATTAAAATCTGTTGATTGTTGAGAAGGGCTAAATAATCCTCTTGCATTTTCAACTCCATATATCTCTTGATCCCCACCCCACATTGAGTTATCAACTGAACTAATTCCTCCAGTGTCAGGTTGTCTTCTATTTATATTCTCCATATATTCTGCAAATGTTATATCATCACCACCACTGCCTCGTATGTCTTCATAGTTAGATTGTAAAATTGCATCATCCATAGTGTAACCACTATCATATGGTCCACCTGGTTTATCCATTAACATGTTATCTAAATTATAAGCCCCACCTGTTAGTCTATCTAAATTAGAAGTAGGTCTATTAAAATTGTTCCACGGTCCGGGTCCACTGCTACCCATTGTATAATGTTCATTATAGTCCGTATCGTAAATAGGATCAGTCCATCTATCTGTTCTTGCCATAGGGACATTATCTGCTACAATTTTTTCATCCACTTCAAAATCTTCTGGGACTTCTCCGAATAAACCTAACTTATTATATTGAGACATATCTTTAGCTGGTTTTTTTCTGCCTCCAAATAGACCTTTTAAAAGACCTAAGATACCAAAAGATGGAAATGCATCTCTCATTTCTCCAAAATTTTCTTTATCAGTATAATATCCTGGTCCTAATGGCCCATCACCTCTTCTATAATTTTTAGTAGGATCACCCCATGCAGGTAAACCTTTTATGCCTCTGTATCCTGGAGCACCTCTACTAAATAAATTTCCAAAGAAACTTGGTGTACCATAAGATTTGTAAGCAGACGCCATATGTTTTCTTTTATAAACTGGGTTTCCAAATTTATCTACTCCAGTTTTAACATTCATCCATTCAGGAAGATCAGAATATTTTCGAGTTAATTTACCTGGGGCCGATGTTTGACTTTTAAAATTGTCTGGTAAATCTTTAATATTACCTGTTAAAAGATCTTTCATCATCTTTTCATTCATAGCCCTGTCTCTTAAATTTTGTTGACTGCTACCTCCTCCAGTATCACCAGCAGGACCGCTATCATAAGCACCTGGACTTCTATCTCTAGTGTAATCTCCTTGTGAGTCTAAAGAAATAATTCCTGAAGGACCTTCATTAGGGCCTCCTGCTAATGAACCATGAATGTTAGCTTTCATGATCATATCTTTTTCTGGTTGAGTAATGTATGCTAATTCTGTTGGAGGTGAATCAGGTCCTGATCTCCATTTTTTTGGAGCACTAACCATTTCTTGTTCACCTAAATAATTTTTCATTCCACCTTGATCAACCCAGTCCATAATTCCACCGCCACCTTTAGCACCATAACGATCAGTCCATTCTCTCGCGATCCGTGGTTCGTTAGCCCACATCCATCTTTGTTGTTTATCTGATTTAAAAGGCATTAACGTCTCCCCGCTGGTTTAAGATCAGCTCTAAATGTACCAAATCTCCATGAATCATTTACTGCTGAGCTAGCGATATATAAAGCAACTTGTCTTGCACGTGCTCTACAATCTCTTTTAGTTGTTGAACTTGTAATAGCAAAAGGTCCTAAAGGACTTCCTGTTTTTGCTGTAGCTGGATAATTAGTTAACTGTAATGTTACGTTAACTGTTCCATCTAAATTTTTAAAGTCAGGAATAAATCTAGAAATTGACACTAGATCTTCTCCTTCTTGTAAGAAAAAATCTCCTGATGTAAGATTTGCTGGTAATGCTTGTCCATTAGCATTGTTTCCTGTTTCTTGTGCATATAAAAAACCTCTTCCTGAACTAACTCCCTGAACAGTAGGAGCTGCTGTAGATGTAGAAGTTTGATTATACTCTGTTGCGTAAGGTTTTGCAAATACTCCTTTGTCAGACCATGTGGTTCTAGATAAAGTACCCACTGACCATACATTTTCTAGGTGATTATAGGTCACTACTCTATCAATAACATTTGAAGTTTCACTTGGATAAAACCAGCTAATTTCATTAAATTCATCATTAACAGCTGTATATATTTCAGGTACCAGTCGAATATCATTAAATACATAATCTTCTACTGTACATGGGATGGTTTGAACGGATCCATCATACTTCAAGAATCCACCTGAAGAACCCATCCAATAAGCGACACCATCCACATCTACCGCCGCGTGCTGCCCAACGCATCCGCACTGTCTACCTTGTTGCTTAAATCCGAAAGTAAAAGGAGGTCCTATAAATTGCATAGAATGCAATGAAGTGTCAGTCCAAATCAGAATTTGTCCTCTTGAACGAACAGCCGCTCTTATTTCTGATCCATCGGATATTCTTTGAAACCCCGCAGTATTTGTTGACTTAGGGGTAAACTCTGTAATGTCTTCTTGGTTAGAAAATCTAACCATCATAGGATCTTGATTATTACTTGATCCTAAATCTGAAGTTCCAAACATAACTAAATGTCTGTCTGGTGTTGAAATTAAACTAAATAAACTTTGATGTGGCATAGTTGCTGTGTTTTTATTTCTTGTAAAATAAGGCGCTGCTACTGAAGTATCGTAATCAATTAAATTAATCATCGGTAGCATGCTTGATTTAAAAGCACTAGTGTCCCAAATATAAGTTCCACCATTAAATTTTGTAGCAATAATATCTTCTCCATATAAATCTATCGTCCAGTTTTCAGCATCAATTGCAACTGTACTTGGTCTAGCTGTACCCCATGTAGATTGACTCCATGTTCCAGCACTCCATCCAAAACCTAATACAGAAGTTGCGTCTCCAGTATTTAATTGAATAGTAGCTGTAGCTGACCCATTAGTAGAAACGTTACCACTTGCAGTGCTAGCCATTTCAATTGTAAAACTATTAGTAGCAACCGTTTGTATTTCAAATTCTTTTTCAAAATCACCATTAGAATATCCTGAACCTGATGGAGCTGTTACACTAGCAAATGTTACAAAATCTCCGGCTACTGCTCCATTACCTGTCCAGTGAACCGTGACAGTAGCGTCACCACTAACAGTAGTAAAGGCTGAAGTTAAAGCTTGAGCAACTCCTGTATGACCATAAGCTCCATATCTTTGAGGGCTTACATCATAGAAAGTAGTATTAGTTTCTTGAAATATGTATTGCTTTTTATTAGTAGCAATTGAATCAAATTTTTCTGATTCTAAAGATAAAAAAGTTTGTTGAGCTCTAGGTGCGCCAAGTAAAGCTTTATTTCCAACTTGCGTCCAACCACCTATTTTTTCTGGAAGTCCATATCTAAATCTAACCATATCACAATCTACCCATTGGCCTTCGGCTCCTGTTTCAGTGAGCTGTTTGTTAATGCCGGGTGCTAATTTTATAGCTGTTAGCGCCATTCAATCTCCTATGTCTTAATTATATAGTTAACAACAATGTAAGGTGATAAGGTAGCTATAGTAGCTGCATTACCTGTAAACGTGTGAGTGTGTGTTGAACCTGATCCTGTTGCTAATGTTCTTAAAGTTGGTCCGGAAGCCGTTGACCCTGATGCTTGAGTCACTGCAGTCTGAGTTGTTCCAGTACCACCTGTCCATGTTCCTGAAGGAAAACTAGTTCCCCAAGAATCGTGTCTGTGTGATGGTAGTTGTGCTTCTGTTAACGCCGTGCCAGAATTAGTTCCAGCTGGTGTATAAGAAGCTGATGTAGCTCCGCCAGTCCCTGCTAAGTTATATGAAGATCCACCATCATAACCAATTGGAAATCTTGCTTCTAAATTTGGAAGACCAAAGGTAGTAGCGCCGTCTCCAGCTCCATAGGTTGTACTAATAGCAGAAAATAAATCTGAATAAGTTGATCTTGATATGTTTGATCCATCACAACGTAAGTATCCTGTTGGAGGAGAAGCTGCTCCATACATAATAATTGCTCCCGTAGGATTGACAGAACTAATAGTTTCAAAAGCTGGAGTTCCACCAGAACCTGCTCTTAAAAACTGTCCTTGTGTTCCAGCTGATGTAATTTGTAATGCGCTGGTACCATTACCATACATAATTCCTTTTGATGTCCAAGTCCCTGCTCCTGTTCCACCTTCTGTGACAGCAAGATCAGTTCCTAAAGTTAATGCTCCTTGTATATTTGCATTTCCACTTGTATCAATTGTAGTGAACTGTGGATTTTTCATTGCACTGTGAACTTCATCACTTCCATCAGCCCAGATAATAGCGTCTTTACCATTAGGTAAAGTAAAAGTTGCGGCTCCAGATCCTTGAGTAAATATAATACTTCTTGAAGCTGAAAGACCATTACGCACAATAAAATAAGCTGTAGTAGTAGCAGTAGAAATTGTCACCGTAGCATTTCCACCTAAATCTCCTGCGTCACCAAAATTTAAAGCACGATACATTCCTGTTTTAACATTACTTGCACCTGAACTTGGTGCTGCTGCTCTTATATCTAAAGTATAGGAAGTTGATCCAAGAGTAATAGAACTGTATCCTATTAATCTATCTATAATATCCCAGTTGTAGTTGGTTGTATCACCCCATGTACCGGACTGATCACCAGCTCCCATTTTTTCTATTCCGAGCGTTGTACTATATGTTGACGCCATAATTTATCTCCTAATCTACTCTTGTCCAAGTGTTTGGATTTGCATCGTCCACTTCGGTCCAAGCTTGTGCTACTAATTCCCCAGTAGCCACGTTTAATGCATTACCTGAAACGGTAATAGTAGCATTACCTTTTATAGTAACACTTCCTGTTGAAGCTTGCAACTGTACTCCTGTGACAGGTACATCTACTCCAACTACTACTGTAACGTTTCCTAGCGATACATTTAACGCATTGCCCGTTACAGCAACTGTCGCCCCACCTTTTATAGTAGAAGTTCCAAGAGATACTTCTACTTCAACTCCACTTACGGCTACCGAATGATCGATAGAAATGGTTGGAGTCCCTGTTAATACTTGTAATGCATTACCACTTAAAGTAACTGTTGCATTACCAGTTATTGTCGAGGTACCTATTGCAGTGTTTACCTGAACACCACTTACCGAGACAATTCTAATCTCAACACCTTGTGTTGCAAAAGGTGCTTCACAAAAAGCCAGATTACCAAACATCTTTACGCTCCTGGTTCAGTGGGCCATATAACAGCGTCTACTTCTTCTACTGTCGTTAATCCGTTTGTTAAATCCCTTAATTCTGTTCTATAATTTTGCCACGCTGTTTTGTCAGCTATTGGTGAATCTGGTAAAACTGTCCAATCTGATTCTTTTAATAAATTGTTTCTTTTAAATCTTAAACTTAATAAAGCTCTGTTTAAAGCATTATCATCCCATGCTTTTTCTCTAGTTTCTAATTCTGTTAATTCACTTCCCGTAATTTCAATTAATTCATTGTTTACGTGTTTATATTTAGCCATTAACCACTCCATATGTCTCTATTATAGTTGAAGCTTCAAATGTTTGCGATGTACTTGGACAAATTAATTTCCATCTATCGTATGATGTATCTGTATTAGGATGGGCTCCCACATTATTTATATGTGCATCAACATCACTTGCATTTTCCCATGCCATTTCCGCATGAACAGATGTTCTTGCACTATTGAAAGGATTGTGAATCCAAATAACTCCACTTAAACAATCTTGGGAACTATTAACGTGATATGATGAACTTGTGCCACCTAATAAATCAATTTCTGAGGCAGATGCACTTCCTGTTACAAGTGAAGAACCAGCTCCACCAACACCACTTCCATTCCATCTATAACCACTTGTTGTATATGCAGATGATGTTCCAAGTTGAAAATGTAATCCACCGCCACTAACATTATTATATCGTGCTATTACAACAACATAATCATCATAAGTAGCAGAAAATATTGCTCCTGGTTCTATACTTGTTGGAGTTCCAGAAACAGTTTGAGTATCTAGTAACACCCAAGATCCAGCTGCGGCACTTGCAAGTGTCGTACTTCCTGTAAATTTTAAAAATTGTCCTGTAGTTCCTGAAGCTACGCCAGTCCCACCATTAGCAACAGCAAGTGTTCCTGAAACTGCGTTAACCATTGGTAATCTTGTTAGTGCCATAATATTCTCCTATAATGCCGCTATCTCGTCGTCTGTTAAACCAAGTGCTTTTAATTTTGCATCAGCTGAAGCTTTGTCGGTTGTTTTTTTAGTAATTGCATCTTCCATTTCTTTTACTACAATAGGAATTTGAGCTTCTATATCAGCTTTAGAAATTGGAGTTTCTCCATTTTCCCAAACAATACTATTAATATCTTCTCCACTTACACTAATCTGTGCATCAGGTTTAATTTTTAAAACTGCTTCTATAATTTTATTTTTCATTATCCTGCTACCTCAAATGCTGTTAGTGATACTTTTCCGGCACCATAATTAATATAACCAGTACTTTTACTTGTTTTCAAATAGACTTGGTACGTTAAAGATGATGTAGATGAAGGTGAATCAAGAATACTCATAGCCGCAGGAAAATAAGCATCATAACCAGCATTAAATACTGCTGCTCTTACCATTCCCTCACCACCACTATCTCCTAAATCAGTGCTATCTCTATAAATTGTATACGTAGCAACTTGGTCATCTGCTGCAAGTCCAACAGTAAATTGAGTTGTAACAAAAATTTTTGACGAAGTCGCAGATGGAGTTATAGTAGCTGCTAAAGTATTAGAAGCAGTTACATAACTTGTAGAAGTTGTTGACCTAAGACTATTATCGGTTGCAGTAACCACCTGTAAAATTTTTCCAAAACCTGTCGCCGTTCCAGAATTTGTTATTGTTGCTCCTGAAGGTACAGTTATCGTATCCCCACTCGCTCCAATAGTAATGGCATTTCCAACTTCTTTAATTATTAAATTACCTGAAGAATCCTGTAATTCATCTACTTTTAATATACTAGTCATTGTATTCCTTTACCATAATTATCCAAATAATGCATCTATTTCTGCATCCGTTAAAGCTTCACCACTTTTTAATTTTGCTTTACCTGAAGTTTTGTTATTTTCTTTTGTAATTTTGTTTTGTTTTAATTCTTCAACATGAGCTAAATCTTTTTCTCTTTGAGCTAAATCCGCTGCTGTCATATCCATTAAAACACCATTTACTAATTTTTTCATTTATTTATACCCATATAATTTAAGTGTTCCATGTAGGTTATTAGATGCTCCAAATCTAATGGCATTAATTGTTGTGGCCACTGTATTCATACCACCCCAGTAATAAGCGTCTGCAGAACCAGCGTCATTATATTGTGCTGTCATTCCGGTAAATACTGGTTTTCTAGTTAAATTAGGTGTGTAAAATTCTACATACCCACAGGCTCCTTCTGTAGTAGCATCATTATAGTTAGCTAAATTATTTGCTATTTGAACAAAATTATTTGCTCCTTGAATAGAACTTGATGAACCACTTCCAGTGTAATTAACTTCATAACCTGTGTGAATATAATTGGAACCAGTAAAAGATGATCCTCCATCGTTGGAAATAGTCATCCATACAGTATTCCCTGCTCCTTCTGCACTTACATTTGTAAAATAAAGTTTATAAACTGTGTAAGTAGAATCAATTCCACTTGTTATATCAATAGTACTTGCTGTTCCGCTCATAGTTGTAGTGGATATTAAAACACAATCTCCTACTCCTGTTTGAGTAGCGTTTGATAAATTAATTGTTGCACCAGTTGGTACAGAAATAGTCTCTCCAGATTGACCAATAGTAATCGTCCCTGATCCAGAGCTAGTTTGAATTTGTCCTACTTTTAATATTCCGTCTGCCATTGATTACTCCTTTGGATTTGCGTCTTTAACTGCTTTAATTGATTTAAACCAAGAGCCACTTTTATCTAATTTATTATCATTAATATCGTGCCATAATTGATCTAATTGATTTTCAATTCGATCATACTTAAATTGTCTAATTCTTTGATATTCTTTAGAATTATAATCTGCTCTTAATTCATTTATTTTAGAAATAATATCATCTTCAGATATTCTTGAAGTATCATCTGCATCTATGGAATATTTTGCATTAGGATTAATTTTTAAAATTGCTTTATCTACAAAACTATCTATCATATTAAGCTCCTATCTCCATAACTGTTATTGTACTTGAACCTCTACTACCATAAATAGCATCTGTGTCATTTGGTGTTCTATTAATATAACTTTGTGCTCCATTATCACTTTCTAACTCAAAATGATAAGTTGTTGATGAGGTTGTGTTGGGGCTATCTAGAAAAATAAATGGTTGAACATTTGCTGAATTACCATCTGAATTTGCATAACCTGAAACTGCTCCTCTACTTCCTGACGCAACTCCAGCACCAATAACTGTTGAACCTCTTACGCATCTTGTATGACCATGATTAGGAGAAGAAACTGTTATATAACCAAGAACTAAAACTTTTGATGAAGTTGCTGATGGTGTTATATCAACTGTTAAACCAGTTATATCTGTCCAAGTTGTAGCATTAAGACTTTGTGTATCAGTTTTAATTGCACTAACAACTTGTAAAACTTTTCCTGCACTTAAACCTGATACTGTTGCACCAGTTACATCAAGAGTAGCGCCTGATGGTATGTCTACTGTATCCCCTGAAGCACCTAAAGTTAATGTAGTGCCTGTAGCTGGTTGAACTAAATTTGTTTCAAGTGTACTCATTATAATATTGCGAAAGTGCTCCCTGATGGAATAGTGATTGTTCCTGATATTGTAACTGGACCAACCAATGCTCCGTTGTTAGAACCCGACATAGATATACTTGACCATGTCTGAGCGTTTTTCATAAAAAAAGTTGACGCTAAAGAACCAGCGGTCACCGTCGCGTCTGTCGGTGTGCCGATGTCATATGTATCACCCAAGACTACACCAAAAAAAGTATCTGATGCAGCAGGATTGCCGGTAAAAGAAATTGTAGACCCTGTAATAGTAAACGCGGAAATTGGTTCTTGAATCACAGATGAAACAGAAATAATTACTGATGCTTCGTTTCCTGGAGACACAGCTGTCCCGCCAACCGTTAAGTTAAACGGTCCTGGTGTTGATCCGGTGAACGATCCTGATATATCGTCCAAAATTTGATACGCACCCGTCTGGGGCGATTTTCCGACGTAGGCCATGTGTTAGTTCCTTTACTCTGTTGGGATTGGATTTGCAGTTTTGACAGCTTCTACGTGGTCTTCCCAAGTAGATGTACCATCTTTTGAATCGTGGTACTGCATGTCGAGCTGGCTATTCCAGTCACCATAGGCGCTTCTTCTTGCAGATCTTGCAGCGTTTTGTCTCTCATCGAGATCAGCAGCAGAGTCTACAGAGTTCAGTTGATCGTCAGTTGGTTGAGCCAAGCCAGAAACATTCCAGCTTTTTATGTAAGGGCCTTTACCGTCTGAGTCATCCTGAAGCAAAACGTCTACTGTAAAGTCAACAGATGCCACGCCATTATTAGCGCAATACTGCTTTACTTTGCTTGATAGTGATGCCATAGTTTTTACTCCTTTGTTATCTTATATTATGGTTTTGTTGAAAATACAACCGCTTCTGCTTGTTCTTTGGTCGTAATTCCTTTTATATATCATAATTATTCTGGTTTTGTTGGAAAATTTTTATACTTTCCATCCTCTCCTATTTCAAGTTTAGTGTTTACTTTTTCAATAGTATCCAAACCTGAAGTTAAATCTCTAAGAGATTGTCTATAAATTTTCCATTCATTTATTTTAGCTTCTGATAATTGACTATCCGATAAAACTGTCCAATCACATTTTTTTAAAAAGCTATCTCGTAAATGTCTTAAATTATCTAATGCATCCTTTAATGTACTCATATTATTCTACCAATCCGTAAGTTGTTATAACTCCGCCCCCAAGATTACCTGATGATGCTATAAATTTTAATTGTGTAAAAGCTGTTGTTACATTTACATATCCTCCAGCAGTTAAAACTTGTGCATCTCCTCCTGATCTTCTTCCACCAGCAGTACAAATATAACTTGTATAATAGCCACTATTAGCTGGAAAAGTTAAAATCATGTCAAAATTAATTGATTGACCTGTATTAGCTGCATTTCCAATTATTCTCCAATCGGTAGTATTAGAAGCACCATCATCAACTGCATTTCCAGCTCCTCTTTGACCAACTGCTGAATAGTAATAACTAGCTGTTTGTTCTGTGCCATCAGATTGAACTAATGTAAAATTTAAATGAACATTGTCCGTAGCATTATTTATTCCTTTCCCAATTATTCTGTAAGATTTATATGTAGTGCTAAATGGTGGATTAATAGTTTTACTTGCATCCCCACTATCAATAGTTGTTGTATCAAGTAGGACTAAATTTCCTGTATTCGCCAAATTAGCGGCCGTTGTAACACCTGTTCCTCCAGAAGCTACTGGTATCGTTGGTTCTATTAAATTTGTTCCGTCTATTTTACTTAATGCCATAATCTATACCCCTATTAATTTGTATGCTCCAAAATAAGTTTTTGTTCCAGCAATAGTGATTGTTCCAGAACCTACATCATTATAAACGTAGCATTCTAAATAATCGCCCGCCGATAAATTTAAAATTGGATTAAGACTACACCAGGCCGAATAGTCATTTTCATCACTATCATTACCTATTGAAGTGTAATTACTGGTGCTTCCATTTAAATATAAATTAATTTGTAAATTAAAAAGATCATTAGATTTATTTCCATAAACTGCGGCATTTATTTGATATTTACCAGCTTGACCAGATGGTACTGTAAATCTGTAATTTGTGCTATTGTCGTAAGCACCCGCAGTGTCAAAAATTTCAGAATTAAATCGTAGTTTTGTAGTAGCTTGGTCTGTATAAGTTGAGCTATCATCTGCGGAAAGGGTTGCAAAAAAAGCTGGAACGTTTTTTAAACCATCTGCATTAACAGTAACATTCCCCGAACCATCACTCGTCATGATGTCGTTGTTGTTAAAATCTTTATATTCGTTTACTTTAATAATTGATCCCATAATATTCCTACGTTAATTTATATCCAAAAAATGAATATGGTGAACTCCAAGTATCTCTACTACTACCTGATGGTTGATAACAATAAATTTCTATATAATCACTTACTGCTAAATCTAAAACAGCCGTAACTTCCATACCCATATCTGTTGCATCTTTATATCTATATTCTGCATAAGCGTTTGCTCCGTTTTTATAAATATATAAAATTTGTTGAGAAGTCCAAGCGCCGCTAGACCACGTTATAGTCCCTTTAATAAAATATTTACCCGCCTTTGAAGCAGGAACAGTAAATTTGCTAGTTGCAAAAGCACTATCAGTATCAATTACTTCCGTCCCATAAGTTAATTTTGTGGCTGTGGCTGTTGCAATTCCTGTTTGATTTGCAGCAGATTTTGCGTACCACATTGGAGTGTTAGTCAAACCTCCTGCTACTGTAACACCATTTGGAACTGTAAAAGTCTCTCCCGATGTACCAAGAGTCACTGTTCCTGATCCAGATATCGATTGTATGTTTGTTGTTTTAAGTGTTCCCATAATTTATTAAACCCCAATTAATTTGTACCCCTCAAATAAACATGCTGTAGTCGAATTAAGCGTATCAGCATCTGATCCTGAGTTGTGATAACCAAAAATTTCTACATAATCACTTGCACCTAAATCTACTATAGCTATACAAGCAACAGTAGCGTCTCTTCCTGTTGACGCTGCTGTTCTTCTATTGGCTTGAAAAACTAAACTACCATTTTTAAAGATACGAGTTTCTTGTGATTTATCTTCAACAGGTTCATCTGCCCAACCAATTCTTCCATGAATTAAATATTTACCTGCTACTGCAGGAGTAAATCTATATGAGCTGACATCATATGTTCCGTCCGTATCAAAATTTTCAGTATTAAAATTTATTTTAGTTGCTGTTCCTGTTGCTATAGTTTGTGCTGCATTTACCGTAGCTTGAAAGGATGGAGTATTAACAGCTATTGTTTGTGTAACCCCTGATCCTATTGAAACCGTATCCCCTGATGTACCTAGCTCTAAACTTGTTCCTGATTGCGGGTCTACTTTATCTACAAATAATGTTGCCATATTATACTACCGTTAATGTTCCATTTACTGTGACTGTTCCTGTAAAACTTACTGGACCACAAAGCATCATATTATCGGTTGCATCAATAGTTAATGCTGTTGATACAGTTGCTTTGTTTTCATAACCACCGTTAATTGATTTTATCATTCCGAATTCAATTGAATTTTCTCCAGGTGTAGTCGTACCTACAGCTTTACCTTGGTATACTACATAAACGTTATTAGTTCCTAAAGGAGGAGCTGCGGTAAAAACTAAACTAGTTCCACCTGTTACTGAATAAGCTGAAAACGGATCCTGACGGACGTTTCCAACGTAAACTTCAATTTCGTTAACGTTTCCTACAGATTGTGTAAGTGTAAAAGTTGTATTAGAATTATCACCACTGTACTGCGAAGAGTTCATGGTCAATAAATTATTTTTTGGGGCATTTCCTAAATAAGCCATGATTCCTCCTATGTACTGATTTGATCAACTACACTAACTATTGTATCTAAAGATGAAGCTGTATCCGATTTTCCAAATAATTGTTGTCCGTCTTGTAATACAACCTTACTACCACCATCCATTAATTCTAATGATCCTCCACTTACAATCGGACAATTTTTAATTAGATAAAAATTATCGGTATCTGTAATATATACTTCTACAGTAATTGTAGAAGTAGTTGTATTTGCTAATCTTAAACTGACAATACAATCATAAGTACTCGAACCTACTGCACCTCCTAAAAGGTCCACAGCTACTGTGCCTGTGTTTCTTTTTAGATAGTTTCTAAAGTTTTGAGCCATATTAAATATTTACCATTTTTAGACTACAAAGCAACGGCCATTGCAACGGCAAAACCTTGGCTTGCCCCTGCAGATCCACTCGATGCTGCTGTTAATCTTCCTTTTGCGTCGACTGTTAAACTTGCATTAGTGTATGAACCTGCCGACACTGCAGTGTTCGCTAATGTTAGTGCTCCACCTGTAGCGATAGTCGCGTCTCCGGACATATCAACTTCTTCAAATGAAGTACCATCTGCAACTAATATTTTATTAGCTGTATTAGTTGGTAATTTAAATAATGCACCAACGGAAACATCTCCGTTAAAAGCTACATTACTGGAGTTATCTCCAAATACTACTTTACCAGAATCATCTTTCATTAAAGCTTTTTCTGAAGGTAGTGAAACAAAAACTATTGATGTTCCTGCTGAGAAAACTGTTTTAGACCCACCGTTACTACTAGCAATTACGGTATCTCTTGATAGTGAAGTACCTGAGTGAGTATAAGTTCCAATTCCTACTTCCCATTCACTAGGGTTATCTTCCCCAACGATAGTATAGTAAGTACTATTACTGTTTCCAATACCAGAGTTAAAACTAACGAAACCAGTGACTGCACCAGTAAGTACCATTGAAACAGTACCTGTAGTTGTCGAGGTTTCTTTAACCCGATCATTTGTTTTAAAAGCCATTTATCCTCCTATGCGACTCTTATAATAGCTGTGCTTGCTCCTGCTGCAGGGAACTGAATTGTAAATGTTCCATTAGTAGATATTTGGTCTGAACCAAAATCTAATACGCAGCATGCTTTGTTACTTTCACTACTATTATAAATTAATGCATATCTTGCATTAATTGTAGCACTAGTAAAATCTAGATCAGCCCAGTCAACATATGCAGTCGTACCATCAGTATTTGTTAGCTGACTAAGTAAAGTTCCGCCTCCAGCAGAATAAGTTCCGCTGTTACCGACTTCATTACCTGTAGTATAAACTGTGGTTGTTGCTACGTTTCCTGTATATGAACTATTATACAAAGCTAACTTAAAAGTATCGCCACCATTTTCAAAGTCATGAATACCTTCAAGCAATTCTTTTTTAAAGCTCGTCATTACCGTATTTGCCATTTTTACTCCTTATATTATTATGGACTAGGTGGAACAGATCTTAGTTTTTGTCTAATTTCTCCGTCCACATATTCGTCTCTTCTTCTTCTACCTTGTTGTTCGATACCTAATCCTGTTAAGGATTGTTGATAACGACCTTCATATGTATTGAGCAGGTCTTTGTCTTTTAAAAAACTGGATGCTTCGACCAGGCAAGCAAACAAGAGCGTATTTGGAGCATTTAAGCTTATATACGTAGTTGTGTTAGATGAATCTAATTTAGTTCCATCTGATGTATTAGGTCTTTTAACATAAGCGCACTCAACTTTCAAGGCTGCATTAGGGGTTGGACCCAATAATAATTTAGTCTCATTCCAATAGGCATAAAATTTAGGAGTACCCTGAGTAGTCCTATTAGCTGTATATTCATCAATAAAAGAAGCGTCTTTTTGCATTAAAGTCTCTCTAGCTCCTGTAGAACCATTGTATATTTCTAGCCATCTTATTAATAATATACCACTTGGAAGGGTTAAAAACTCATTTCCTACTGATAATGTAGAATAATCATTTCTTCTAAAGACATCTAAATCAACGTCAGTCATTATTCTAAACTCAGCATTTTCTATAAATCCATCCACAATAGTAGAAGTAAATACTGTATCATCTACTTCACAATAATCTCTAATTTTTTGTACTAATTCTGAATAGGTCATGGTGTAATAGTAACAGGACCAGCTGAAACTGGAAATCCTCCTCCTTCAATTCCTCCCACTGTGGCATTAGTACCTTGAGTAAATTGAAAATAATTATCTGGATCTTCAATTAAAGTCACAGTTGCTCCTGCATTATGAGTCGCAGCTGTTGTCCCATAGGCTCCTCTGGTAACCACATTAGGATTTATAGACGTTGCTTCAGGACTTACTTGTCCTAAAGTATTGTCGGTTGCTATAGTTGTATATCTTATAAGTTCGTTGTCAACCATAATTGCTTGACGTAAAAAATCATTTGTTGTCACAGCAGAAAAAGCTGTAGCATTTGTTAATTTAATTCCTGTAGTTTGAGTTGCATCTAGTGCATCAACTAACGTAGTTTGTCTTAAAGGCATTCCTTTTCCTACATCAATAACATATCCTGTTGCATTACAAATAGTGGATCCTGAAATTCCATCTATATCTTTACAACTAGAAAAACCCGGTGACCCATTATTAGTAGGAGGAAATTGGGAAGGACCGGTACTTGTTGATTGATCTGGAGTTCCTCTAAACCTAACTGTATCTCCTTCATTTCTCATATGATTAGGAGAATGAACAAAAATTAATCCACTACCAGCAGTATATGTTTCAAAAGGATTTTCAGGAAGCATAATAGGAACTGTAACCGTACCTCTTTGTTCTGGTCTTGGATGTTCTAAACCAATTCCATCTGCACCTATAACAGCTAATTCCAATTGGGGTTGTTTAGGTTCGTATTCTGTATAATGAACCCACATACCATTCCATTCCTTAACCATTTCTCTGTAAGGAAATCTTAAACCACTTCTATCTGAAATGGCGATAGCGTGTTTTCCTGATGCAAATTTTCCCATAATTAACTAACTGATGGATAATAAGCTTTTGGTGTTACATATGAACTTGTTGGAGATCCATCTTCTGTTAAAGCTCTTTGAAGTTCATCTTCATAATATAATTTTAAAGCTTGTGTTCTATCTGGAGATACTTTTTGACTTAAATAAAAAGCTAATCCTGACGTCATCGCTGGTAAAAATCTATAAGGTGCATCTGGATTATTTGAATATACTCCACTATCTTGAATTCTTTTTACATAATAAAAATTTAAATATTTATTGGTACTTGAACTAGGTGCCATATAAATAGTTAAATCAGTATATTCTCTAAATCGTTGTATAAAATATTGGGAAGGAGTCCCTTTTGATTCTTTATTTGCTAATGCTTGGTAAGTAGATCTATCTATTTTGGACATAGTAGTATCAGTTGGTTCAGTTAGATCATTTCTATAAACCACTTCTAATACATCAGTAGCATTATATAAATAATCTGCACTATCCCCTATTTTAGCAGGATTAGTAGTCACACTATTTCTAGCTGTTTCATCTTTATATATTCTATAAAGATTTTGACCTTCATTTAATTTAATGCTTACGTTAGCTACTTCCCAAAAATGTAATCCTCTATTGCCCCACTCGGACAATAAAATATTTAATGAACGTCTAGCGCTCTTAAGATCATATCCTGACCTTCCTTGACCACCGCAACGTTCAAATGCGTCTTCAATTATTTCTTCTATTGATAAGTCAAAACTTACCGAACCGGACGTCGCCATTATTGACCTCCTACTGCCAGATTACTTGTACAGAAGTAGTTGCTCCTAAACCGCCACCAGTTTGAAATTCAATATACATTCCTGCATCAAATTTAATTCCAGTTGCCGCTATGTATTCTTGATACATATCTCCAGCAGCCGAACCTCCTCTGAATTGATATCTTAAAGCTCCACTGTTGTCAGATCCATCAAAAATTTTAATTGAACAATTTGCTGCACCTGGATTAATTGTAACACCTTTAAGCATACAAATACCACCTACAACAGTTGATCCACCTGTAGCAGTTCTTAAAGTTGAACTAGCTTCAGTATAAAATTGTTTTACTGGCGTCGCCATTCCATTATATGACATATGTTTTTATCTCCTAAAAAGATGCTCCCGAAGGAGCATCTTTAATTATTTATTACGCAAGATTATTATTTTGTTGGTACAAAATAGTAGCTCTAACTTCACCAGCGTTAGTTGCACCAGTACTTGTCCACGTAAGTTTTACGTCTGAAGTACCTGTATCAGCCCAAGCTAATGCTCCACCAGCTTCAGTTGTTGGATATTTTCTTCCAGCTCCAGAACCTGTTGTGATAGAATAAGAATTAACAAAAGTTGCATTACCACCAACTGTATCTCCGATACTGAAAACGCAAGTAGCACTTCCCATCGCAGTTGGACAATCAAGAACTATGTCAATAATTTGTGAGTTTGCTGGAATAACGACAGTAGTTGCATTTGCAGCAGAAGCTCCACTCGAAAGAGCAGACCCCGTTGAAAATGTCTGTGCCATTACTACTTGTCCTGTGTTTTTAACATCAGATCCAAGAGTTGTTCCAGTTGTTTCTTTAATCGTTCCCGCTTTTATCGGTCCCGAAAATGTAGTTGTTGCCATGATTATATCCTCCTAGTTTCCGAACATAGTCTCTAGGCCGTCGACTATACTGCGTCTATGTTCTATAAATAATTGTATAGTGAGTTAGATATACTCTAATTTTTAGTAGAGTGCAAGGTATCCCAGGGTATTTTGTGTGATTTTGTAAAAGCCTTAAGTTGCTATTGATACTGATGGTGCAGCATTAGTTATTGCGTTTTCCCTATTAGCAATTTTAGACTCTTCTGCCTTAATTGCTGCAATAACTTCTTGCACCTTTTTATCAATCTGGACCATATTGAGAGTATATTTACCATTTTCATTATACTCCTGTTGCCAGTTCAACTCCAAGGACCTTTTTTGTTTGTATAGGTCTGTTACCATAGTCTTGGACCTCCTCATAGGTAATATAGTTAGTGCCACCATAAAATTCTCCAGCACTGTCCCATTTTATAACATTCTGTCCCAGTTTGTCAACTATAGCTTTTTCTATATCCTCGGGAGTGTCGTTCGATTCTATAGTAAAATCAGCATAATAACCGTAAGCTCTTATTTGGATTCTGAATGTTTTCATAGATTACCTTTTGATTTTTTCTTTCTATCACAAAAAAAAGGGGCGGTCAAGCCGCCCCTTAATATTAGTTTAAAGACTTAATTATTTATTAAGCACCTTGGTTTCCGTAGATACCTCTCCAGTCAGACCAGCCGAAACTGTATCTTTCCCTTGCTTTGTATCTAACGTTTCCAGTATCGAAGTCGCCTTCCATAGCTGTTTTTAATGGTGCTCTAACGAAGTGCTTCATTCCATTTGGTACATCTGTTTTGATAAACCAAGCGTCAGTATCAGATAAATAGTGATTAACTATATATCCCTGAGGAATCATACCCATGCTTTTAACAGCATTGATATCATTATCCGCAGTACCAACTCTACCTTGAGATTTCATAATTCTCTCAGCAGTAAACTGAAGCTCTTTAGGGATGATCATTTTCATTCCTTGAGCTGCAATTTTAAGACCTCTTTCATCTTGGAAAGAAGCGATGTCAATCAAAGCTTGCTCTAAAGATGTTTCAGATAAGTCTGCTGCAGTAGTAGGTATATTAGTTTGGTTACCATTAAGTGTAGGGTGAGCGTTACCACATAATGATTCGCCGTCTCCGCCATTGTAGCCGGAAGCTTGGAACGCATTATTAAGTACGTTTGCACCTTTAACTTGTTTTGATGTCGCCATTGAACGTGCTAAAGCCTTTGTGTATCTAGAAGAGATTCTGTCGTAGAGGTTATCTTCGATAGCTTCTTCTGTCAACGCGAATGCTAATGCTACTGTTTCGTGAGTGTATCTAGCAGTGTATGTTTCCTGTGCATCGTCGTATTGAACGCCGCTACCTTCAGGTTTAACATCTGCAGTACCGAAACCAGATAACATTACTTCTTCTTCAAAAGCTCTGTCAGAAGATTCGTTGTCGAAAATCTGACTTGCTTCGTTTTCATAACGTTTGTATTCCAGGCCGAATAGTGCATTCAGACCGGGTTCTAGTTCTTTAACTAGCTGTGCTCGTGATATTGCCATGTCTATATGCTCCTATTATACCCCAACCACAAATGCGTTGTATTTGTTGTTTAAAACAACAATTACGTTTGCATATGCCGCGTTGAAGTCTGAGTTATCAGGATCTTCTGCTGATCTCAAGATTCTCCACTGCTTAGTACCTGTAGCTAAATCATTTGTAAGATCTAGTGTAGTATTACTTCTACCCGCAGTAGATTCACCTGAAGCTGTAGTGTCACAAACTTGTAAGAACGTTTTTTGAACGTTGTCTGCTGTAGCACTAATAGCTGAATCAGTTGCAATCTGATATTCCTGGAATGGGTTGTCATTTACGAACGCAGTGATGTTTTCACTATTCGCAGGTGTAGTTGAAGCAGGATAATAATTGCTCCAAGTAGGTTTTTCAGTTGTAGCTGCATTGTAGAAACAGCCGTTGAAAACTCCAACGACTAAATCAGTTGAACCTGCTGCTGCACCTTCAACAAAACCACCAGTACCAGGAGTGTTACTTACAATCCCTTTAACTGGTTCACCATTGTATATAGCTGTACCATGCGCACGTTTGATAGTGTATTTAGATTGACCTGAAGTCGCAGGAGTATTTCCTAGCGTGTTAACAGGTTTTAATCCATATCCACCAGCTTGTGTGTTTGCCATAGTGTTTACCTATTCCAATTGTGTTCACATTTTTACATGTAAACGGGTTAATGTTAATTCGGAAAGTTTTGAAAAGAATTATTCTTTTTTGCCACCGCCGAAACTATACGTAGTACGCCTTTGATTACTCATTGGCATACTTGGATGCTGGTCCTTCAGAGGCTCGTTTTCAACAGCTTCCTGTTTGTCTTTTGTGAGCTTACTAAAGTGAGCGTCACGTTGACGTGCGAGTTCTTCTGGTATTCTAGCCAACACTAGACCACCTACTCCGATGTAACCTTTGTATCTACCGGACTCTATTGCGGGATAGTTTAGATCAGGATAGGCATCAGCTCTTACGAGTTCCCAACCCTGCCTTAACTTGGACGTGATATTTTTAGTATCATCTTGTCCCATCGTTTCATAACGAATCCAACGCTGTCTAAAGCCGTCTGGACACTTAGGTGCATCTAAGTGAGATGAGTTCACCCAAACTTTTGGTCGTTCAGATTCCGACCTAGTTTGTTGAGCACGAGGAGTTTTTGTTTGTTTTTCCATATGCTTATACCTCCTTCATGGATAATTGTTTCGCATAATCTTCGAGTGGCACGTTTAGCTTTTTAGCTATTGCTACCTGTGAAGACGTGAGTTTCACAGTTTTGCGACCAGGTTTTATACTTCTAGCAGCTGATGAAGTCGCTGAAGCAACCGTCTGGACGGTTTTGGTCGAGTTATAATCACTCTTATCAAATTTATGAGGAAAGTCAACTCTTATTCGTTTGTCAATTTCCTTATAATATTCGTCAGATTTAGGATCGAATCCTTCTTTTTCCACGAGATCTTTGTGAATTTCAAAAGCAGTGAAAGTCATGGCTCTATCTTGACCGAACCAATTATTCTTTTCTGCCCAAGTTTCAGCTTTTGGATCAGGTGTTCCCCGAGCCGCGTGTTCTCTTGGAAGGGTTGAAGGTGTTTCCCTATGTCTAAGATAATCCTGCTCCTCAGGAGTCTTAGGTTTAGTTTCTGCTCTATACTGTTCAGCGGCAGAAAGTCTAGCTTCTTCTATAGATAAAGCAGCGATTTTTTTATTTGCTAAAACTTGTTTAGCAGCATCACCTGATTCTATAGCTTGACCTAGTTCTTCTTGTGCTGATTTAAGTTGTTGAGAGACTTTATCAGAGAAAGCTTTATCATACTTTTCTTCAGTAGTTCTAAACTTATCGGACATAATCTCGATTTGACGTTTAGCACCCTGTGCATAATCAAGCGCAGCTTTTTCTCTACGCTCGGCTTCTCTCATTTTTCTAGTTAGTTTAGAGATTCTTCTATTAACAGATTCACTATACTCTTCTAGCTGTTTTTCTTCTGCTGGTTCTTGTTCCGTTTTTACTTCTTCTGCTGGTACTTCAGTAACTTTTGCTGGTTCTTGTTCCGGTTCCGTTTTTACTTCTGGTGCTGGAGCTTCTTCTTGTTTTACCGTATCATCTGGTAAATCAACTTCGGCTCCTGGACCTGTTGTATCAAGTGGAACTAACTTTTCGTCTTTTTTGTCTGATTGTTGTTCTTGATCAGGCATAGTTTCCTCCTATGTAAGAAATTAGAACTCATGGATTATATCCTCTGGGTTCTTAATTGTTGCGATGATTTCATCATCGTTTAACAGTCGTACTTCTCCACCTTCTATTTTAAACCGAGATCCTGCATACCGAGCAAATATTACCCAGTCTCCCTTTTTGCACCACGGACCATCGGGATATCTTTCTTTATCCCTATAACAATCGGGACCCATCTCAAGTACGTTTCCACATACTGTTGCGAGTTGTTGTCTATCGATTTGTTCATCGGAATATAGAATTCCTCCTTTAGTTTTTTTCTTCCCTTGAAAAGGAAGAACTAAAATTCTCCAACCAGTTGGTTTTGGCAACTTAGCTGATTCTTCTTTGTATTTATCTGTTAATGCTGATTTAATTTTTGGTATGTCTGTCGTTGATGTCGATGACGTTTCCTGTGTGTTTTTCATATTGCTCCTTTTTTTCAAGCAGGTTGGAAATCTCCTGTAAGATTGCTTCGTAAGCGTTTATCTGTCCTAACATATACTTATAAGACTCAAAATTGTCAACCCCTGCACCTGAAGTCAATGCAAGTGATATAGCCTGTAGGGTTTGCTTAATTTGTCTTTTTAACTTTAGTATTTCGTCCATTAACTTTTTTTATTCATGGCTCTAAAAGTTTTAGCTAAATTGTATCTTTTAGATCCTGGCGGGCATGTTTCACTCCCGAATTTTTTTCCTGTGCATGGTTTATCTTTACGCATGTTTTTAGTGGCACTTTGAATCCATTTATCTTTACCACCACCGCTTTTAGCTCCAACTCTATCCATTGCTTTATTGTGAGCAGTTTTAAAACTATCTCCTTTTTGCATGCTGGATTTCATGTGGGCCATATGCTTAGCTGAATGATGTTCAGCATGTTGTTTCATTTGCTTATTCCCACCAGTGCTAAAATTAGTTCTAATTGGAATTCCACCACTAGGATACAAATCTTTATTAGATGAAAAATATTTTTTCATCCCCGAACCAGGGAATGCTTTGTTATCCTGATAACCCATTATCTAATTTCGCAGCCTTTGCCTTTTTTTGCAGCGCCCCAACTACCTTTACCGCCATGAGAGAAACCAGCACGACCACCTTTTTTGTAGCCTTTTTTTATTTCGCCAATTACTCTTTTCTTTTCAGCTCTACGGTTAGGATTAGATTTTTCTGCATCTATACGACCTACTTCTTCAAGTAGATTCATTCTTCCTGTGTTTGCCATTTTAGCTCCTTATATTATTAAGATTTATCCATTGTAGACACAGAGGAATAAGCTCTTTTACCCATAGCTTTTTCCATGCCTTTAGACTCATCTCTTCTAGCTTTAAAGCTTTGAGATTTAGTCGACTCAGCACCGTCTCTTGCGCCTAATGATTCATCCAGTCTGTCATTGTAACCTTGAGATCTTCCACCAGTAGATTTTTTAGTTCTACTTGCGTATGGAAATCTAACATTACTTCTAACTCCGTTCTGTCTCATTATTTTTTCCTCCGTTAATTAACTGGTCCAGCCACCACTCGGTCTGTTAGCAGGGCCTGGTCCTTGTTTTTTTGTTTTAACTTTTTTAATTTTAGCTTCGTCTCTAGTTTTAGCTGTTCTTACTCTATATTTTTTCCAAGCTTTAACTTCTTCGTCATGTGATACACCTTTTCTATCTTTGAATTCTTTAGATTTAATAAAAGTGTCAAAATCTCCAGGAAATCTATTTTTTTTATCTGCCATTATTTTTTTCCTCCGTTTTTAAATATCTGAGTACCCTTTATACCAAAAATACTACCAACTACAAGTATCCATAAAGTCGAAAACCAGGTCGGCAGTGCAGCAAAGTGTTCAAAGAACGTTTTAACTTTATCAAGGGCTCCCGGATCGTCGCTGAAGACCCCCCAAGCGAGCACGATTATGGGCGCGCTTAATATCACAAGAACGAATTCGTCCTTGTAATCGTTTTGACGAGCTTCTAAAAGTTTGCCTTGGTAAGCTTCCTCTCCAGAGGCCATACGAGCAGCATGCATATGCTGTGCGTCCGCCATAGCCATTTTAGTTTCTTGACGTTTTTTAAATATATGTGTACCAGCCTGTAAGGCTACTTTAGCTAAACTGAACCAAGCCATGAGTTAATACCACTTAACTTTTGACTTTTTGTCAGCAAGCATTCTTCTTTGACCACCAACTTTATTTACTGTTGGAATCTCTTCAGGGATTTTAATCTCAACACCACCTTTTAGGTATCCATCTTTATTGATGAATTGTTTTTGATTAACTCCTTTGTAGAATGGTTCTTTACCGTTCTTTGCCATTTATCCTCCTAAGATTTTGGACCTTTTAAAGTTCGGACATCTTTAGCTTTCATTCTTGCGATGTCACGTTTAGTCTCATCTGCCATTGTTTGTTTTACCAAAGATGTATCAGCTCGCAGTATAGCTAATTCTTCGTTTTGTGCAAGCTTATCATCTTCAATACCTTCTTTAGATAGTATTTTAGCTTGTTCTACAGATTTTCTTTGCTCCATTTCTTCTTGTTTTCTCACAGTATCCATCGCTTTTAAGTCAACTTCTCTTGATTTAAGTTTAAGTAATGGATCATGATCAAATTGAGAAGTAATTTTCTTCTCTTCTTTCATGAAGTCTTCTGTAATTTCAGCAATCAATATTGCTTTTCTAGCTTCTATCTTTTGAGTAATATCTTGTATTTGAGGTGCTATCTGTTGTTGCATCTCAGGACTTTGTTGAGACATCTGTTGTAATTGAGCTAACATCTGCATTTCTTGTGGAAATTCCATTTGAACTTGTTCTTGTGCCATTAATGAAATGTGTTCTAAAATATTTTTTTCAACTGCAGCCATGACGACAGGATTATTTCTTACCATGTTCAAAGCCATAAAATGTAAGTGCGCGGTAACGTGCGCTCTATGATCTTGACCTGAAAATGCTTGAAAAGGTTTCTGTGCTAAAGCATCAATGTGTTCTAACGCAGGGTCTTTTGGTTGCACTGGAGCAGGAGGAGGTAAGACTCTATCGATATCTTTAACTCCTAAAGCCGTATACATTGCTCTATAGCATTCATATAAGTTGTGCATTTTTGGGTTGGACATAGCTAACTGTAATTCAGTTTGAGCTACACTTATACGTTGCGTTTGTGAAAATATATCCGGGTCTGCAACAGGTAAAATATCTACCTTGTCGTCGAAATCAGCTGCCTTGATAGTTCTTTGTGCACCAACAACATCATAAGGATATTCTGGTGGTAAAGAAGTAGCAAATATTTTTGCAAGTAATTGAAACTCTTCTTTAAGAGATGCAAACAATCTTTTATGTATTGCACTCATAACTCTAGAGCCTCTTTCCAATAAAGCTACAGTTGTTCCAACTGCAGCGTTTTGGTTTCCATCACCAACTTGTGTGTCAGCAATGGATGCAAATCTTTGTCCTGCCGCTACTACTGTTCCTAGTAATTGAAAAAGAACTGGAGAAGGTTCTTTATACGGCAAATTCATAAATGAATCTTTTAAACTTCCACCAGGAGCATCAACGTCTCTCCATTCCCCTGGTTGTAAAGGAGCGGCATCATCTCTAATTCTAATACCTCTCATTTTAAATCCGGCCGGTAAATTAGATAATGTACCAGCATCTAATAATTGGCGGAGAGCAACCGTTGCGGTTCTGCTCAATCCGCCAATCATGTGTATTAATCCGAAACCATAAAATCCTAGTCCAGGCAGAAATTTGAAATGGACAAAATATTGGATTTTCTTTTTTGTCGGATCGTTGGGCGCAAAGTTCCTTCTTACAGAAAGAACTGTACGGCTACCTGCATCGATGGTTACGATATAAGGTAGTTTGATACCTGTTGGTTCTCCGGTTTGTGGATTGATGTCTTCGAAGCCTTCCAGGTCCAAATTTGTATGACACTCTAAAAGAGTATAAATATCTTCAGGTTTAGTTTTCTTTTGCCCATCTAATTCTCTTTCTTTTTGTTTTAATGGGTCTTCAAACATTTGCGGTGTGCCTAATTCTACATCTCTATAGAATCCTGAAACTTGTTGTTTTCTAATCTCATTACCAGACATTTTTAAAACGTGAATAACGCAATCAGCATCTTCAATATTAGTTGCACTATATGGAACTAATAAATCATCTGCTTGAACAAATTGAGAAACTGGTTGTTGTTTAACTGCATCAAAAAATACTTTTTTAAATGTAGAACCAGCTAATGGTAAATAAAATAACATTCTATCAAAATCTTCATCATAGCCATCCATTTGATTCATTAACATGTAATTCATATAATTTTTAACTCTTTGAGACTGTTGATCTTTCTGTGGAGTCGGCATACCCATAATTTGTGTTCTTACAGGTCCTTGTGCCGGTAATAATTCTTTATACGCTTGTGCTTGGAATTGTGTAACTGCTTCTGCTAACACTGGGTGTGTTGCACCTGAAGCTCCTTGAAATGGTTGGGTTCTTTGTTGATACTTAAATCCAAGTAAATCAAGCCCTTCAATATAAGTATTCTCCCAATCTTTTCTGGACATTTTATAGTCCATTTGTTTTTCATAAAGATCAGCTGCTAAAGGTCCTAAAACATTTTCAGGAAGCATTTCTGCTAGGTTTGCAAAATGATCATCAGGATTTCCTGGAATCAATTGTGTAGGGTCAAAGTTAACTTCAACACCTCCATCTGCTAATTCTGTAATTGCTGGTCCACCTTCTGGTGAAGGTGCTTGTCCTTCTACTTCAACGTTTACGTCAGACGCAACATCGTCTTTGTCTAGGTCTACCCCTGGTATACCTGGTAATGCCTTTTCCATAGGCGAAAATTTTCTATCTTCCGGAGTATCTGCCATTTTTTAATCCACTGTTGGTTTTTATAACAGGTTTCTTGCCATAAGGCAAACCTTGAGGAACTGGTCCTTTTAAAGGGGGAATTGTTTTAGTTAATCTCTTTGGTTTATTCATCCGGGACGAAGTCATCTGATTCCCTCCATTGATCATAAGCTTGATCTGCTCTTACTTCAGCTTCTATAACCGCATTTTCTCCTTTAGTTGTACCTTCTATTTTTTTTCCAGTGCCAATTTCTTCCATTTCTCTAGTGCCACCTAAAACGTCATGAACCTCATCAACTTTGTATCCATCAAAATCTACATTACCATCGGGATCAGCATTTATTGGAATAGAATCTTCAACTACAAATTCTCCCTGATTATAAAATGATCCATCTGCATCACCTTCCCATTTAGGGGCCTCATATGTAATATTAAAATCTTGCTCGTACTGATTTTTACCACTGATATGATAATCATCACCAATTCTCTCTATATGAAACCCTGGAAGGAAATCATCTGTACCTGTAAACGACCACATACCATCACCGTGATATGTCATTTTATCATTTACCTTATCTATAAATTTTGGAAACCATACAGGCATTTTAGTGGTTGATCTTTCAATCATTTTAATTGGACCAGGGATCGGATTACGCGTAGCGCCTTTTAATAATTTATCTAAACCTAAATATTTAAGAGCACCAATAGCACCACTTGTAACTAAAAGTTTATTAAAGTCTCTTCTATTCATTCCTTTGTCGGTTAAGGTTTCTTCAATAACCTCATCTACATTTCTACCAGCAACATAAGGAGCTAAAGACTTTTTAAGAGCATTATATTTATTAGCTGCCATTACATATCCAAATGGTAATGTTATATCTAATCCCATTTCAATATTCTTACCAGCAATGGTTGGCCATTTAGATTGTCCTTGCGCTATCATTTTATCTTCCATTCCTTCAATTAAAGAATCTAGTCCTGTTTTTTCTGAAAATGCGCCTGGCATTAAATTTTGAAATGCTTCTGTAAATAACCCTGTTCCTTCTAATTTATTATAAGGTTGATCTGTTAACCAACTATCATCAACTCCTTCCATATACTTTTCTCCCATTCCGATAGAAGCTGAAGATCTAGGTTCTCCCTCTTTTATTTTAAACGCAGGTCGTGTTGCTAATTTTTGTAATAAATCAATTGATACAAAAGGAAGTTTAGCAGAAACTTCTGCAACATTCATTCCAGCTCTTAACATTCTAGCTGCGTAGTATGGCCAGTTATCTACTCTTGCTACATCAAGAATTTTTCCTGGAACACTCTTACCGGTATTCCAACCTTGTTCCATTTCAAACATTTGATTTTTAATCCAGTCTAAAATTTCTTCATCAGATTTATCGTCGTGAGGAGTGCCGTCTGCAAATCCAACACGGCCACCTTTCGCCAAAAATTTATCTCTAGAAAATCCTTCAGTAATACTTTCCATTGGAATCTGTGTTCCAAAAACATTGTCCGTTTCTTTAACTTCTTCTTTAACTTCTTCCTCCTCCTTAACCAAAGGATGATCTGGTGGTAAACTATCGGCCCATGCTTTTTGTTTTAAAGCTTTTTTAATTCGATTTTCTATACCTTCTTGATTTTCAACTTCTAGTCCTAAATCCTCGCTATCAATCCCCAATCTACCAGGTCCAATATCTCTCCATCTAGCTTTTATGTTTTCTATTATCTCTTCATTAGAAGTATTTCTTAAAGCTTTCACTGTTTCTTTAGTACCAAAAGTTTTAGGTTCATAATCAAAAACTCTATCTTCTTCTTTTTTAGATCCAAAGTCTTTCCATGTTCCTTCGCCTGCTACATGAAATAGATCTTCAATAGTTCTTGGAAGATTTAAATATTCTTGCGCTAAATTTTTAGCTCCAGTTTTTCCCCAATCATCTATTCCTAAATTTCTAGCTTGAGCAAATGGAATAACATCTAAAGGTAGACTAGCTGCTCCTAATACTTTTAAAGTTTTTCCTAAAACATTTCCAACTGCTTTTAATGGAACACCAAAATCATTTGATATTATTTGTGATATCTGGTCTACAGGAACACCTGAATTCAGTCTCATTATTACTTCATTGCCTAGTTCTATAGGAGATCTTAATTTTCTTCCCTTTGGATAACGCTTACTTGGTACTAAAATATCTTTAGCTAATTTTACTTCATCTTTAAAAAGTTGCTCAATATTTTTATTAAATAAATAACCCATGTTTTCTTTCATTAATTTAACATTCTTTTTAGAATATAATTTCTTTTTAGCAGGTGTTAAAGTTTTTTGAGTTGCTTGAAATAATTTTTCATCTATTATGCCAGCAGCCTGATTAATTCTTCTAGGTATAAGTCTTATAAATTTAAAAGGTTCTTTTTTAACTGATTTACCATGATCTAGCTCGTAAGGTGGTTTAACATAACTATAACCAGCCCCTTTGTTATACGCCTCTTGCATTAACTCTAAAAACTTAATTTTTTTTCCAGTTTTTGGATGAATTACATCTTTCTTATATAACTCATCTCTAAGATCAAACATCTTATAAATTTCATCAAAAACTTTTAATTTTCTTCCTTTAGTGCTTAGATCATTAAAAGAATATTTT